GGGATGGGGGTAGATTACGAAAACGGGAGAGTCTTATTTGATAGTTCTTATTCTGCCGCCTCCCCTATCAGCGGGAGTTATAGCGTCAAAAACTTTAATACTTACGTTTCCAACCAAAACGAAGAAAGCCTTATAATGGAAGGTAAATACAAACTAAATGCTCGCTATACACGAGAATTAACAAACGTAGCCCCATACGACGAAGTAACTCCCGCAGTCTTTCTTTCTACAACTACCAGCACTAATGAGCCTTTTGCTCTCGGGGGCGAAGATAATACTATCTCCAACATCACCGCTGTAGCTTTTGCTGAAAATACATATCAATTAGATGGTATCCTTTCTATTTTTGCGGACGCCTCTAAAGAAATATTCAGAGGTATTCCCTACACAGGATCTCCCTTAGATGAGTACGGCGGCATCAAATCTACCTATCCTACAGGCTATGATTACAACAATGTTGCAAACAACAATTCAACAGACACTTTCTTCATACAAAACACTACTGTTTCTAAGATTTCAGACAAAATGGACAAATTTATACCTGTTCCACTATATGTAGGTTTTATAGACTTTGAAATCAACAAATACCGTTTCCCCAGACAATAAAAGTTCTCAAACTTCAGTTTTGGCTGTAACTATTTTTAATAAAACTTTAAAATACTATGGCTACATCAAGAAACAGAATTATTTATCAAAGTCAGGCGCTTTTTATAAGCCCTAACTCTACTGGGTATCATATTCAGACAGGCAATAACTGCGTCCCGGTCGGGGGCACTCCTACATCGCGAGACGAAACCTACAATCTAAACTGGACAGGCGTTCCTGCTCGAGCCTCTATCAACGGCACAGAGTTAGTTCCCTCTGCCGCGGGTAACACCAAGAATCGGAGCCTGATTGAACCAATGGAAAGAATACAATCAGCCAACTTTAATTTCACAATTAACAGGCAGGATGTTAACGAATTTGGCCAATTGGCTCGTTTAGATTCTATTGTTATGGAATCCCCGACTGTTGGGCTGGACTTTAACTATTACCTGACAGACGGCGGAAATGAAAGAAAAATGGGCTTCAACGTTCCCACTGAGAGTCTACTTGAAGGAATAAATCAGCCCTCTCGTGAAAACGCCACATCTTATTTCTGGACAGGTGATGGTTGTTTGTCTGGTTATTCAGCTCTTTCAGGAGTCTTAAATGACCCCCAAGGAAATAACTATTTTATCACAGTCGTTCCAGACGGCAAGGATGTGCAGGGCACAACGGCTTTAGCCGCCACAGGAACCGCTGGATATATTAAGAACGATGTGGTTGCTATTGGTAATGGTTTTGTGAGCGATTATACAGTCGAAGCTTCAGTGGGCGCCATTCCTACCGCTTCGGTTACTGTTGAGGCTTTCAACATTAAGGTGGACGACCACTTGTCTGGCTCACCCCTGACAGCAGCAGGATATCTGGACGAAGGTGTTCCCGGCGTAACCCTCGATGGAAACACCGGAACTAATCGTTACGTCTTCCAAACCGGAATGGGTAACGCTGGTACTGTAGAATACCAAAGAGACTACGGAACATCTTTCAATACTACTGGTAGCGCTGCAATAGCGGCCCTTCGCCCCGGAGATCTCACCTTAACTATGAGCGACTCTGGATCGTATTACGGTCTGGCTGATATGGACGGTGCCGGATCCGCTCATATCCAAAGCTTCACTATTAACGTTCCATTGAGCCGCACAATCTTGCAGCGCCTTGGAAGTACTTTTGGCTACGCACGAGTAGTTGATCTTCCAGTAGATATCAGTTGTACAGTCTCGGCTATAGTTGCTGATCTTAACAACAAGAACCTGTTTGTAGAGCTATGCAACAAGCAAACGCACAACTTCACCTTAACGATGAAAGACGCCTCTTGCCTTTCACCCGGGCAGAATAGGCTTCAATATATAGTAAAAAATGCTCGCCTAGATAGCGAAACGTTTAGCAGCTCTATTGGAGATAACGAAACTGTCGATATGACCTTTACTACTCAAATCGGCGGGGCAAACGATCAAATCAATGGGTTATTTATGAACGGTTCTTACCCTCGTTTCCGGACACTTCCTTACTGGCCTATGGGCACAGAAAAGGATAATGATGCCACCTATAAAGGGACCCCCGAATGGCTTGGTAGTTGATACAAACACCTCTAACAACCAAAAGCTGCCAAGGAAACTTGGCAGCTTTTTTATTTAAATATACAAAGGTAAAAGATTATCCCCTGAAAGCGTTATACACAGGATAGTTAGCTTCCCCTGAAAGGGGCGTAGCGTCCGCTCCTGCTACTTGCAGGGGAACAGCGGCATATATGTTGTATTTGGCCGTAAGGCCGTCTAGGCGCTCCTGAGCGTCCTTAGTGAGCCCCCTGTAGGTCTTGGCTATCTCATTTTTATTTGTACGCGTAATCGAAGAATCTCCATCCCTCAAGGTAATGAAATCTACAGAGCTATCTATGCCCTTCAAAACAGAGCGTGTCTTCTTTTTGTAGTACTCTACAAGATAAAGCTGTTTAAAGATATCCGCCTCTTCGTATCTAAAGGCCCCTGTGCCCTGAAGGGCTGTATCCCCATCAGTGGTTCCAGATCCTGAGAAAGAAGTATAGAGCTGAGTGTTGAGTAGTCCTACATTATTCTCCAGCCACCCAGAGATCTGAGATAGGGATTGATACCCCGTATCGCTATCAAACTCGTCCCGATAGATACCTGTAGCAACAGTGCTAACGAAATAAGGTGTTTGCTTCTTATCTGAATCCCAAGCCATAGTAAAGTAATTTACACTTAAAATCCTTGACCTAGAACCTTTTTGGCTTGTTCGTGGTTAGGGTGGCTTGGGTCACAAACAGAGGTGCTTTTGCGCATGCTAATAGTTCGCTGGCCTTGGGACACGCGCCTAAATTCCTTGCGTAACTTTTCTTTTATTTCTCTCGTGTTCCCACTAGCAAATAATCGAACCTTGCCGCAAAGATTCTGAAGGTCCGCAAGAGTCATTTCTTTAAGCTGGTTTTCAAAAATATTGGGATCATTGGTTCCAAAATGGTTAACTTCATGCACTCCCAACACAGCTTCTAGCTCCTCAATTTTTGAAAGAGTCTCATCGTCCATTTTACCGCTTGAATACCGTAGCTCGCTTAGCTTATCAGTGGGCTTGTCGGTTGACGCTTTAGTCTTTTTAGCTGGTGCTGCTTTCTTGCCAGCCTTCTTTATGGTTCTTTTTTTCTTTGTTGCCATATATAATAGTAGTATACACAAGATCTTTTTCAAAAAAAAAACTCCACCCCGCTTTGGGGTGGAGCTGAATTTTTTAGGAAAAACCCGATTATTACATAATCAAGCCAACCAAAGCACGATTGTCGAGAACCATACGACCCTCTTCGAGGGAACCATAGTAACCGATTCGTTGCTGCCTAATAGAGAACTGATCGTCCGCTACCAAGTTGAACTCAGAGCCGGTGTCTGAATCCACAGCAATGGCACGCACAAGCGCATCACGACTACGATCCAAACCAATTAAGATCTGCTCAGTTGCCCCAGCAAACGGGCTAGAAGCAGTGGTAGAGTTATTATCAAGATAATCAGTAGCGCCAGCCACAGTATCAAAGACGTCGTTATAACGCTTACCAACACCAAGCTCAAGCACTTCCATAATATTAATACCGAAGAACTCTGTAACACCGCTGGATTTCCATACCTCGTTACGAACCGCATCCGTAGCTGGAATAGATGACACTCCAGCTGTTGCTTGAGCGGTATTCATCGGATTATAAGCGATAGCGCGAATCTGCTCTATCACTTCGGGAGAAACGATAAGATCGCTAATACCGTGCCGAGCTCCCGTAGGAGTACCACCTGACCAAGAGGCGTTAACCCGTTTGGCTTTAGTGATAAGCTTATTAAGATCATCCAATAAAAGCCTACCTGCAGCATGCGTACGGAAAACATTGCGATTTTTTGCGCTAAACGCAGCGCTTCCAGCAGTGGCTTCAGCAAGAGCTGTCATCAACAGGTTCGAGGAAGTCCTCTCCTGTTTCAGCAACACTTCCTGCGCTACACGAGTGAAGGTTTTACCAATCACATCCAACCGTGAACGAGAGGCGTACTTTCTATCGAAAGCAACCGCACTATCCAAAGTGTAGGTTGTGAACTTAAGCTCCGAAGCAGTAGGCTGCACCATGTTGGTCGGAAGACCACCGGCAACTGACTGACTCCAAACCTGAATATAATCTTCGTCGAAGACATTGTAATACAAGTCTAATGGAAGAGAGGGGTTGTCGTCAGCGTTATACTGAAGCGGAGTGAATAGATTGCTAATTGTCGGAGCATTATTGATAACTTCCGAAACAACTGGACCAATAAACTCAGCCAAGGCAACCTGTGCACTGTAAGCAGTGTCTCGATTCTTAGAGGCCATAGCCTTAATAAGTTCGAGTTGTTCTGGGGTTCTTTTTAATGTAATTTTCATTATAATTCCTTTAATTAGCCATTATCAGAAGCACTCCATGATGCGGAAGCATCAATATGGACCATTGCATACTGCGCTGTACCCGTACCTGCAAACTCATCGGACTGCCCATTTTGAGAGGTCCTATTGCCTGTAGCTAGAATATGCCCAATTACACGATGCAGGTTAATCAGGTCCGAACTAAGTCCGTCCATTTTACCTGCGGTCGAAGAAACGACCGCTACGTTGCCGGGGATAAATGTAGCCGACTTTGTATACGCTGTCTCATCAAATGTAAACAAACCTTTTGTCGCTACTGGAACGGCTTGACCGCTCAGAACGGCTTGAAGCTCGTCTGCTTTGATTGGATTGTAGATGAGTTTTTCACCGTTCTCGTCATTCTTAATCGTCTGATTAAGCGTGACCCCTAATACTGGAGCGCCAGTCGTTGCCGCGATGCACCGGAGGGGAACTTGAGGGTATTTATCGGCACCCAAGAATGGGTAGTCCGTTTTACCAAGGTAACTCGAAGAAGCTGCGAATTCAATCACATCTTTCTTCAAATCACCGCTCAGCACCTTCACGAGCACACCTGCACTACCGTCGCCATCAGTTGATGGATTCTCATCAACTATCTGATTTGCAAACATATTGACCACATCGTGATCACTATATTGCCTGAATGGATATAGTCTTAATGCCATAATATTTAGTATGTTACTGAAACTGTGTCAGGATTAAAAGCTTTCATGAACTTGTCTCGAAGGGATTCCTCTTGCGAAGACGCTTCGTTATTATTCACAATTGCAGGCTCACTGGAAACCTCAACGTTTTCGACGAGATCTTCAACTGTAGCCTCCTTTGAGGTAGAAGCTTTAGAGTGGTCAAGTGTAGCCAAGCGCTTCTGAAGCTCTTGTTCTACCTTCGACTGAAAAGCAACTTCCTGCTCTTCCTTATAAGCTTTACCTTTATGCTTGAGTATAACCCCAAGTTTTTGCTGGTATGCCTCAAAAGCAGCCTCCGAAGACTCGAGCGCAGCCACATCCTTAGCAAGCACAGCGCGATCGCTGTCTTCTAAGTCGTACTGGGAATCGATATTTTCCATCCTGCTATTGAATAACTCCTCTGCTTTTGCAGTGGAGATGGTACCCTCAAGAGAAGCAATCTTCTCTTGAGCCTCTTCGAGCTGCGTTTTAAAGCCCTCGATATTAGCTTTGGCTTCTTCAGCACGAGTAATCGCATCAACCTTCTCTATTTCGGCTGCTTCTTGCTGTAACTTCCACTCAGCATCCTTCTCACGGATTCTATCCATAATGACGGTTGCCATGCTAGCCACAGACTCTTGCGAAAACTCAGACTTTTTGCCTAACTTAGAATCGAGCATCTTTGCGAACTCGTTAGTTAATTCTTGTGTGTCCATAGTTTTAAAACTGTTATTACTTTTTACATTAGATTCTCCCTTTTGGGAAATTTTTAAAATGTTTTTTTGAATTTTTTCTAGTGTGGGCATTGACACTTTAGCGTCTGCGTCCTCTTTTTCTTCCAGCTGGAGGTCAATATTTTCATGAGTAGTGACCCCTTTTACATCTGCCGCAGGCTTTGTTGTGAAGCCAATTCCTAATGGAAACACCTCTCCAGCTACTAAGCGATAAACCGGCGTGCCGTCGTCAAGCGTACCGCTTCCATCGTTTGCTCTAAGGTATTTTTCAAATTCTTTTATTTTCTGCGGGTCACTAATTATCTCTGCTTCGCTAAGGTTTTGAGACCCTACTGCAATATGATACTCATTAAACCCCAACTCCCAGCTTGCAGAAATTTTGTTATAATCAATATCCTCGGGATCACTTGCTTTCAGCAATAGCTCTGCGAATTCCGGGTTGACAGTTTTATAAATGACCGCGGCAAGAGAAATATAAAAAGGGTCTTTCTTGTTTTCCAGCTTATCTGTATTTAGAATTTTCTCGTTCCCCATATCTGTAAACGCTGCGTTTACGATGTGCCCCACAACTTTTTGTTTTTTATGTTCTATATTAGTGGGCTTATGGATAAAGTAATTAAGAAGTTCTTTTGCCGTGGCGGAACTGATACCATCTCCATTCCTGTTAAAACGATTAACAACAGCCGCATTAAAAGCAGCTCCCACCAAATCAATATTACGGTCTAAATCAATCCCCTTGGGTATCAAAGGTTTTAAATTATCTAAAGAAGCAACGCTAATACTTAGCTCATTTTCTAGGTCATCTGTAGCAAAAACTTCAAAATCAAATTGTGTTTTGAATTTATAAGGCGTATTCATACTGCTTAAGTTACACTTTTTTAATCTTTTGGTGAATTTTTTGTGCTGTGATATAAAACAGCAGAAGAATATTCGTCTAAAGCGTGCTCCACGCTAATGTCCGCGACGGGGCCCAACGTCTTTAAACCTAAAAGTTTTTTATTGTCCTTTAAGCAGCTAACGGCTGTTTTCTTCCAGTCGGACTGCTCGCATGCAGATACAACAAGCTCACACACTTTTTCTAAAATCTCTTTTTGATCTGCGCTTAAACGTTTTTTCTTAAATACTTTTTTAGCCTCCACGCTGACCTCGCTGTAAAACTTATTGGTAGCATCAATAACCTCTTTGATGGAATCAACAGCATAAGTAACCTTACGCGCTTGAGTTTTGGATCCAGCAGGCCTTCCCGGAGATTGGGGGGTTTTATTGTTTTGCTCGTCTAATATTCTCATGCTTTCGGGATGCTTAATTTCCTCAAGCCCCATCTCTTCAGACCCTTCAAAAACAGGTACCCCGCCCACCAAAGGATTGTACCACCCTTTTTTTCTATCATCTAAAAACTTCTCCTGTGCTTTTTCTAATTCGCTCTCAGAAGGAAATACTCCCGTATCGATAACCTTCATGCCTTCTTCTGGAGGTAAAATACCGAGCTCCATCATACGCGTAATCACACGCTGAACCTGATTCTCATCCTTCATATCGATATCCTCGAAACGAGCGCGAGGAGAGCCACGGAACCCAAAGTTTTTGCATATTTGATCTATTTCTGGCTGTAAAAACTCATTGAGAAAAGCCTCGCGAGATTCTTTTAACCTTTGAAGAAAGAGTTGTGCCTTAATAGTAGCATTAGCAAACTTCTCTTCTGCTAAAATTACATTTTGTAGGCCTTCTTTAATGTCTCTATTTACAACATCATATTTAGACGGCCCAATAACCTTCTCTAAATCTGGAATAATAAACTCAGCTTTAGTGGTATAGTCGCTAACCAACACGCGCCCAACACTCTGGTTCGTAAAGAGGTTTTGCATAGCTGTCATATTGCGCGGATTAATACCTCCTTTATCAGGGGTTGCACCCATCGTGATCATCAGAACTACGTTTTCAACCGTTCGACAAATCGCTTGATCAATCTTCTTCATCTCCATTTTGAAGTTAATATCATCAAGTACGGCAAACCCAAAAGGAACTGCAAAGGGTTCGTAATCTTGCTTTTTATAAAAAGCATACCTCAGTTTGCTTGGATCCAACTGAACGGTCATGCCGCTTGGAGTCCATGAATTACTACGAATCCTTTTTTTGACATTATCAGGCAAAGCATTAAATAGCTCTCTATCAGCCTCGTTAGTGGGGTTCTTTAGCCTTTCAATCTCATATTCGCTTAAGAGTTTTGAAAAAAACCTAACATCAAAAGAAGTGGTGCGCTGAGCAACAACATCAAAAGGATTAAGCAGAATATACTTAATAGGAATCTTGTTTGTCTCTGCCACTATGCCAAGGTTTCTTATTTTAGCAAATTCGTCCGCTTTAAACTTCCCGTCCACAGTAAAAAGAAAAATATTACCACTCCTATAATACTCTCTAAAAAATTGATCCTTTAACCCCCAAATGCCAATCCTTTTAAACCATGAATTAATAAAACGTCTGGACTTTTCTGTGCCCCCTTCTAAATAAAGGGTAGAATTAGCAAAGTCTGCCATCATATCAATAGAATTACGAAAAATCGCTACGTTACAGTAAGCTTTTTGGCACAACTCAATAGCGTCACGAACATTAACGCCGTCTAAAGCATACTGAAAAGGAAGCAGTCCCGCACGAATATTATTATAAGCATATTGCTTAGGTTGAATCGCTATGCTGTTGCGCCTACTATCCGTAGTTCCGCCAGTGCCCCCTGCGCGACTATAAGCCTCTGACGTATAATCATAAAAAGAATCACCTACAAGCTTTGGTTCAAAGGTGTCCGATTGCCCCGCCAAGCTTTCGTACGGATTATTTGGGTACTGAAAGTTTTTCTCAAACTTTTTCCAATAGTCTGAACGTTTTGTATATTTTCTGCTTGCCATGTTAGATTTTACACCGATTTGATTAAAAGTGACTTTGAAAAGTCATAAAGTTAGTTTACGAACATTGGTTCGAACGTTTCTATTATATTCGATTTGGGTTGTTTTTTCGAGTCAAAATAGATTTTTGTCATCCAATTGGCAAGTAGCAAAGCGGAGTAAGAGTCTTTTCTTGCCTTGTCGGGCCCAGTTTGCCTACGAAGGTTAGACGGCAAATCAAAAGTCTGAGTTCCTTGAGCGGTGGAAGTTATCTGTATTAAAGCGCATTCATTTTTTGTTAGGCTCATCATGTCCGACTGGTGTTCAATAAAATAAATCTGCTTTGCTCCCGAACTTTGCTTCTCTACGTCTTTGCTGCGCAAAAACATAATCTCTTCAATTGGGATGCTTTTATTTTTCTGAGCTACATACTGTTCATTAATGGCCTGACTAGCAAACATAACGCGACGATGATCAAAATTAGCTTGTAATAGCTCGTTAGCCTGACGTATCCAACCGCTTGTGGGTTTTCGCAATATTACGTGTTTGTAGTCGCCTTTATTATATTCATTTTTAAAAGTAGTCAAATTAGCTTGATACTCCTCTGGCTTATCGAAAGGAACTTCAATCTGTCTTAGTTTTATTTTTTTTTGTTTAAACATCTCGCTTTCATTACACGCTTGCAAAAATTGCACCCCTCCATTATAATCCCCACATACAGCAGTAATATTAAAATTTTGCAAGCAATAAAGAAAATATCTAATATGGTGTTTCAAAGAAGTTCCCGCCAAAGCATAACTATGCACCAGTGTTGCCCTCTGCTGTTCTTCGTTTAATTTTAGAATTTGAATTGCAAAGTCATCTGAGCTCTCAGTTTGTGACCACGACGGATCAAAGGCTAAAATATACTCTGCATCCGCGTCCCCTTTAATTTCAACAGATGGAGACTCTCCGTCTGGAACCGTACATAGCGCCATTTTACTTGTCTTAAAATAGCCCGCACTATCATCGGTAAAAACCGCCCCAAACTCTCGCTCGAACTGAGATGTGCTCATGGTGGTTTTGGCTTGATTAAGTAGATTTTGATCGTAAAGCTGTGTGGGGGCGCAGTCATAAGAAAAATGCATAATACACCTAGAAGCCTTGTCTTTTTGCTCTTTTCTTGTAATGCTTAGCTCGAACTGTTGGTATAACTTATAAAGATATTCAAACTTATAAGAAGCTGACGATAAAGCTATCAACTTATTGTTAGGCCAAATATGTCTTTGCTTTTCTTCCATTTGTCCTTCCTTGATCAGCTTATTTTCTAGTTTATATAGATCGTCACGTTGGGTAGGATTTGTAACAACAGATAAAAAGGGAACGATAACTTCGTTATAAATCCTTTCGGGCATCAATAAAAACTCATCAATAATAATACGATGAAACCTAAAGCCACGCAACTTTTCGCCATCTCCTAGTGGCAGCGCTCGAATACGACTAGTGCCAATCTCCATTAACCATTCGTCGTTACTCTTAGAAACCTTAGTGATACATTGTTTAAATAGGCCTGCGTCGGGATGCATAGAAATATCCTCAATTTTCTTGAAGATCATTTTTGCCTGCCTGAAAGACTTGGAAAGTATGCCGATTTCTACTCCTTGGTTTAAAATAGCATCTAAAGCAGCAAAAACACCTGTCGTGAATGACTTGGACATCCCTCGAGACCATACTCCTAAAAAATAATCTGTTTCGAACATGCTCTTAACGGCCATATGCTGAAAAGGAAAAAGCTTAATCCCCATCATAAGCTCTGCCGTAAAAGTCATATTATTCCTTAAGAACTCATATAGGGCGATCTTAGCCTCCCTTTCTTCTATGTGACCTTCGATCTTATTCAGCTCTTTGTTCGAGCGACACCTTGGAGGTGGTCTATTCTGTGTTCCTTCTATCCAGCTCATGATCTAAAAAATATTGCATATCCGTATTCCACACTTCTTTGCCCTTGTAAAGTAGCCTAGGAATGATTTCCTCTGAGATTTTCCGGCTCCCGCTAAATAAAAACTGACAGTGCCCCTGAAACTCATAACTTAAATCCCTAACCCTCTTTAAAATGAAATCAATGCCTGCCGCCCTCTTAAAAGCCCTACTTGCCTTGATCATTTTTTCCGGCGTTGACTCTATAACTACAAATAGATAAGAATCTAATTCTTTAGCTCTTTGCAACTCCCTTTGAAAACGCTCATAGTTTTGGTTACTCAGAGTGGAGTGCAGATCAGATCCTGACTTACGATCTACGTAAGTATAAGAATAGTGGTTACCAAAAAGAGTGTAATCCCCCACATCTAGCTTGTGATCATCAGCCTGAAAAGGAAAGCTAAGAGGGGATTGTTCGCGAGTATCTATCGCAATCCTTATATCTTCAGGCAACTCAAAATTAAAAAAATCCTTAGGTAACCTCTCTGCATACAAAGGTCGTAAGCCAACCTTTTTGACAGCCTCATTATAGCTGCCAAATATTTTTCTATAAGTGTCTATGTCTGGTAAGAAACAGCTTTTGGCCTCCAAGTGAAAAGGAGCATAGATCCTCTGCTTTTTCAACTGTCTTTTTTCGATTAATGATAAAATATATGCCCCTACCTCGGAAGGAGGAGCTTTTGCGCACCATTTTTTAAGCTGCTGCTTTGTGGAAAAATCTCTTTCAAAGTACTCTTCAAATTTTTTAAACGGCAATGGTTCTCCAGTCAGCTTATTCTTTCGCGGATAATGGAGCGTATAATACTCCGCTAAAGATAGTCCGTGCTGCTTTAAATGTTTATGCAGCGAGCCCCTCCCCTCGAACTCTTTTTTACATTCTACGCACCTGAACATTTTTTTAACTATCCTCTCCATCATATAATTTCTTGCCTACTTATACCTAAAACTCGAGCTTTCCAATCATTCATTCCTTCTATTTTATCAGCCTCTTCTTTAACGGTTTCTTTTTGCATATCTGCCATTTTAATCATTAGCCGCCTCTCTTCCTCGTCTTGAAAAAGATGCACCAATGCTAATACCGAAGCGTTGCGCTCGTGTTGGTTAGCCACCCTCTTTGCTCGCTCACCGTTCAGCTTAGCTATCATTTTATCAATACGATTTGTGCATTGGTTGTATTCTTCTGATTTAGTTTTCAGCATCTCTGTCAAGCGCATAGTTAAATCGTTCTGTCCTTCAGTATCATCAAACATTAAATTAAGCTTTTGTTTTTGCTGCTCGATTTCTTTTAGATTAACATAATCCATACATACGTTAATGTACAAATTAAGTTCATCTGCTGTTAAATCTGGCTTGTCCCACGTAGACCTAACATATTCTGATTCCAACAGTTCTCGATTCTGTTTAGTAGTATACGCGTTAATTACCTGTAGAAAACGAGGGGCTGATAAATAGGTTAAGAGTCTTTCTAAGCATTTTCTATCCTGTATGTTTATCTTTTCTACATCAAATTCTTTAAAAACCATACGGTTAACTTTTTTAATCACCGTGCTCATTATTTGTGGCGGCGCATATCGATCGCCCGTTATTTCATCTCGCAAATTAGTAATCTTTGGAAACTCCTTGTTAATAAAATTAGACAAAGCAATAAACCTAGGACTTTCGTAAAAACCTCTATGGTTTGTTTCCTGTGTCCACAACAATTGGGCCACTTCCCTCTTAGTCATCTCTGCGCAATAATTGCGATGTACGAAATCCTTTTCACTGTCTTGCAAAAAATACTTGCTGGTTTTCTTCTTGACCTTCGTTCGATACTCAAACCCTTTTTCTACCCAAAATTTTCTTAACGCTCTTCCACGAATCGTGCTTCCTTTTTCATTGGGGTCATCAAATAACTTCACACAAGCTTCGCTCAAATCCCCATCTAATTCCTTAAACAACTCAATGGCAGTCACCTTTTCTTGTTTTGTAAGGACGTAATTACTCATAAAAAATATCCTCCTTATCTATAATCTTTTTAGCCATATTCTTATATTGGTTTTTTAAATTTTTAATTTGTTTGTACCCTGCTTTTCTTCCCTTTTCGTTGCTTTTGTATCCTAAAATTCGTGCAACCTCGTCTTCGCTTATACCATCTATAAACAACATCTTATATACAAAATAATGTCTCGGAGTTAGCTTTTCCATCATTTTACGATGAAGGGTTGAGGTAGCTCGGCTAATGTCGAGGTGATCTGAGGGTTCTGTATTTTGGGTATAAGAGTGAAACTCTAAAGAAAGAGGCATTTTAATATCGTATGCATTTTTTTTAGTCTTTTCCCATTTAGCGAAAAGGTCACATTCGTTAGACTGCAACCCACTAGGAGTCAGCGAACATAAGGCGGAAACTTGGTTATCCCCTTGCTGTTTAGACTGGTTGTGCTTGCAGTTAAGGCACGGTCGTGCGAAGTTAGAATAGTTGTTCCGCAAAATATTTTTCAATTGATTGGAAATGATTTTATTCACCCATGGCTCAAGGGCCCTTATCTGGTCCCATTGGTCCCATTTTTTAAAAATATGAGCGCGAATAATTTGAGCGACATCATCAAAATCAAACCACGCAATAGCATGTAAATGCCACTTGTAGTATCTTTTGCGTATCTCGTTATCTATTACATCTGCTTTATCTTCGTACTTTTTACGTTGATCCATCCTCAGTTACTGACGGCTGTTGCCTTGATGCGCATTCTGCTATAGAGTGAGAAAGGAGCTGTTTTTTTGTTTGTGCTTTGTGACCCTTAATCGAAGTAGGGACGGAGCTTTCATTTGTTGGCGCCATAGGACTATCAAACAAATTGCCCAGCGTAGTCTTACCGTGCTCCATTTCAATAGAATAATCTAATTTTCTAAGCTCCGGAACGGCCTCAAGACCTTCTTCATCATCGCCTTCAGAAGCCACCACGGACCCCATCTCAAATTTCTCCCCACAAGTTTGACAGAACTTTGGTTTATTTAAGGTGTAAGCTGCTTTAGCTCCGCATTCAGGACAAAATATACTAGCCATTTTTATATATTTTTAATTTTTGGGATGTTTTCAATTTTATTTACTATAAACTTTAGAATTTCACTTCTAAGTATATCCTCTTTGGTGAACTCAAAACAATGAATGCCCTCGTCTACGCTATCCTTATCATTGAAGGCTTTCCACATTGTCCGAAATCCGGTTTTACCGTTAATGTCTGACTGCAGAGGGTCTCCACAAACGAACATTTTTGTATTTTTTCCAATTCTTGTGACCAGAGTAACAAGCTCTTTAAGGGTAAAATTTTGAGATTCATCAGCAATAACCAATTTGTTAGACCAACTCGCACCTCTTAAATAATTAACAGGGGCGGCTGAAATAATCTTTTCGTCTGTAAGCATTTTAATTTGATCGCTTGATAAAATCTCTTGCATCTTATCTGTTAACGGCATCATAAACGGATGAAATTTTTCTCCCACATCTCCGGGCAAATGCCCCAAACCTCTATCTGCGCTTTCCACGATGGTTCGTACATAAAAAATGTCTAAATCATTGTTGTCATTAAAAAGCCTCAGCGCTGAGTATACCGACATAAACGTCTTCGTGGAACCCGCTGGCCCAGCTATGAACATTATTTTTGTTTTTTCGTCGAACGCTTTATGTAAAAAATCCTTTTGTTTGCCTGTTAAATCAAAATGTTTAAAGTTTAATTTATACTTGTTTTCCTCTAGGGGCAAAATCTTTTCCGTCACTTTAGGTTTCTTACGCCTAGTTGCCATATAATCTTATTATAATTACACTTGACTAAAGGTTTTTCCACATTAATATAAAAGAAAATGGTATTCCACGTACTATCTATCCCAATACACCCTACCTGTAAGGAGATTACAATTTGCGCATTTACTCAAAAGGTTTATAAGTTTTGTTCTGAAATGTTTAAAAGAGGCCACACCGTTTACCATTACGGCCATCCGGACTCTGTCGTTAGGTGCACTAAACATATCGATGTTATTTCCCGCAAAACCTACGACAACCACTTTAAAGGAAAAAAATGGCAAGATTTTTTACCTCAAAGCATACAAAACAAACTGCACGAAGAATTTAACTTAAACGCTGCCCGAGAAGCGTTAAATCACCGACACGACAAAAATGATTTGGTATTAGCTTTTTGGGGAATAGGGCACAAAGAAGCTTGTGAAAAATTAAAGGACAGCATGATTGTTGTTGAGCCGAGCATAGGCTATGATTCTTTTTTTGCTCACTTTAGGGTATTTGAATCTTACGCTCATCTCCACAAGATGTTAGGAGGAGCGCACCAAAAACACCCCTCTCCAACTGACCACGTAATACCTCCGGGGTTTACTCCTAGTGATTTCGAATTCAGCGAAAAAAAAGAAGACTACTGGTTGTTTTTAGGGCGCATCGTAGACCCTAAAGGGGTACATATAGCAGATCAGCTGTCTCGAGCGTTACGACAACCCATTAAATTTGTGGGCCCTCAAACACTTAAAAACACGCTACCCAAAGACAATCCTTATGCTGAGTATATCCCCACGGTCAGCCACGAGCAAAGAAGACACTTGTTAACAAAAGCCAAAGGGCTACTAATGCCCACCTTGTATATGGAGCCTTGTGGATGGTCTATGATAGAAGCTTGGTTTTCAGGAACCCCTGTTTTAACCACAGACTGGGGGGCGCCTTCTGAATATAATCGCCACCACAAAACCGGGTTTAAATGCCGAAGTCTCAATGAATTCTTTCACGCCGCAAACTTAATTGAAACAATTAGCCCCCGTTATTGCCGTCAATACGCTGAAAAACAATTCCACATATCTCACATCATGAAACGCTACGAAACTTATTTTGAATTTTTGATCAATGAGAAAGATTATGGTTTTTGGGGGAACGTCTACAATCAGTGCGCTTTTACCTCTGATCGTTTTTTAGTGTAAATTGTAATGAATAATTTGATTTTAAAAAAGGTATTGTATGAAAACAAAAGCTTTCACGCTTATTGAATTGTTGGTAGTTATTGCCATCATTGCAATTTTGGCAGCCCTTCTTCTCCCGGCCCTTGGCTCAGCTAAACAAACGGGGCAGCAAGCAGCATGTATAAATAACCAACGTCAACTTAACCTCGCTTACACACAGTTTGCGGGGGATCACGAAAACAGGTTTCCTTACGCCTCAGCTTGGGCTGGTGAGCCTACCGGCATGTGGGCGTGGGTTGCTGACAGTATGAGCGGCAGCGGGACATGGGGGCAAACCGATAGGCCTCTATTTTTTTCTCCTTTGAAACCTTATGCGGGTATGGGTATATACCATTGTCCCGGTGACAAGTCAACGGTTACGGTTAACGCTAAGACCATAAACAGACCGCGTTCCTATAGTGTAAATCTCTTTGTCGGTGGTTGGTCGGGATGGCCTTGGTTATCAGATAACCAGTACAAAGTTCATCATGAATATGATGACGTAAACAACTCGAGCCTATTATTTACTTTTATTGAAATGCCACCTCAATCCATCAACGCTGGAAATTTTAGAGTCGCACCAGCGCTTAAAGGTGGCGAGAGTTTTTTCTCACAAGACTGGCCCGGAGTTTATCATAATAATGGTTCTGTTGTTTCTTTTGTTGACGCACATGTAGAATTTAAAAGATGGTTGGAACAGGACACAATAAATATATCATCCGACGCGATGGACCCGACAACCAATCAGGATAAAATAGTAAGCGCAAATAATCGTGATCTTTCGTGGCTTAGAGAAAGAGCAGTTGTACCAGATCCTAATACTCACGGATGGTATGGGGGAGGCGGTGGTATAGGTAGATACAATAGAACCGGGAATGAGCGCAATGTAGGCGGCAACGTGTATACTTCATGGGGTTGGTATTGGAATAATTCGTGGGGCCATCACCCAACTTGGAAATGAAAAAAGGCTTCACACTCATAGAACTGTTAGTAGTCATTGCAATCATCGCTATTCTTGCGACGCTAATGTTACCAGCGATTGCTAAATCTAAATCAATCGCACAAAGGGTAGCATGTATTAATAATCAGAAACAGCTGCAAATGGCCCACACAACGTTTAGTGATGACCATGGTGATAAAATATTATATTCAAGTTCTTGGAAATATGAAAAATGTGCCAAGTATGCATGGGCAGCCGGTAGCTTAAATATTTCTAAATATGGAAACCGAACAATGTGGCTAGAGAAATCCCCGCTTTATCCATATGCGGGCAAATCTGTTGGTGTATTTAAATGCCCAGCGGACAAGGACATGCTCCGAGTAACAAACAAAGCTGGTGAGTTAAAATATCTCATCCCGCGACATAGGAGTTATAGCGTTAATATTCACGTAGGAGGGTGGGCGGGTTGGCCAGTAGAAGATGATAAAGAATGGACAGTATACCGTAAACAACAAGACATCAAAGTTCCATCTAATATTTTTACTTTTATAGAGATGCCGTTTGAGTTTATAAATGCTGGTTGTTTTAGGGTAGTGATGAACGAAGGAGCGCCTACGCATAAAGTGTACGACATGGATGTTCCGGGTAACTACCACATTGATGGAACGGCATTAGCTTTCGCAGATGGTCATGTCGAAACTAAAAGATGGTTGGACGAGCGAACAAAAAATGCACAAGTTAAATATTACATTGACGGTTCTAATTTCAAGTACGGAATAAGGAGATCATATGGTAATGTAGATATAAAATGGTTAAAAGATAGGTCGACCACCAAAATAGAAGATTTTGCGGCTCAGAAATATACATGGTTTCCTTGGATTCATGGGTTATCAAGACAAATGCGTAAATGGAATGTGGGACCAGAAGAGGCACGAGACTCTTACGTCCGTTACGGCAGAAGAGACTCGTGGGGATGGTACTGGAATCATCAATGGTAAGAAGCCTTTTATCAGTTACCAATATTTATGGTCGCAATTAGGGGTATTAACCCTTAGCTTACAGGCGCCCTTAAACCTTCAGGATCGCAATCCTTTTAAATATTCATGAAATTCCATCGAGCAAATTTACCCTATCAGTGTATAGTAATAAAGAGCTATGAAACTTCCAAAAAAAATAAGCGCGGCAATCATCGCCCTAGCAATAGGAATTATTGGTGGAGCAAGTTTGTGCCTATTGTCCGGGGCAAAACCCTTAGAACAGAAAATAGTCGAAAAAGTAACCGAAAAAGTCATAGATACGGCTGTGGATAAGGTAACTGATAAAGCCAAAGAAGAGCTTCAGAAAAAAGTTATTGACAAAATATTTGAGTAGATACTTTAATGAGAGTGTAATAGAATGAGTATGGATGTAAATAGTATTATCGACATAGCGTTTGGAGTCTCTGTTCTTTTCGTGGGGTACACCATCAATAGGCTTTTTCACAATATAGACGAGCTCTGGAGAAAACACGACGAAGTAACCCAAAGGCTAACTAAAATAGCTATCGAAATTCCCAAGGAATATGTGACAAAAAACGATCTTAACAGAGCTCTTGAAACCATCCATGAACGCTTCGATAAACTCGAAGTAAAAATGGACTCCCTAAAAGGTGACTAACCTCCTTAACAGTATTGGAATTGGTCAAGTTTTAACTAACCTTGATTCCACAACTATTTCCAATTTTAATCACGAGCAAGTAGAAGGTATCGCAAAAGACTTATTCTCAGAATATGGGTGGATGTTTGCCGCCGGAGTAGCGGTCATTTTAGTAAAAGACGTTATGATGAACTTCGCCAAAGGCATTTTAATATTTTATGGTTCACACTTCAATAATGATGATATCATTTATATTAGTGGGCGTCAGGCACGAATCGTACGGGTTGGAGTTACATCTACCACTTTTTATATGACTGACCGCAAAACTAAAATGGTCGTACCCAATGAGCAGTTAAAAGAACTAACAATAGAAAAAACCCTTCCTAAAAACGGAGGAAACCCCTATCTCTCTAGTGGTGGGGATCCAGATTTTGTAGAGTTAGCGGAGGTATCGGCAACTGACCTAAAGGAGCTTCGTGAAAATCAACGCAAATAAAATTTTAATATGTTTAGTATTATTTTTGGCTGGGTGCCAGATGACCCAACACCACGGACGCGTCGAAAAAATGCGCGTTGGTATCCCTGCGTTATTTAGCGTTGAAGTAGATTACTACAAGGATCTAGAGAATGTGGGTCCTACCGGTCAAATGGCCCCACAAGAAGAAATAAAATACTGGCTGTCCAAAGGGCGCGACCCCTACCTAATGAATCCTAATTTACCCCCTCCAATAGTAGAGGGGGTTTCTCAGCTGTTACCAAGAAAAAATAAAAACTAATTATTTACTTGAGTGTTTTTTCATAAACACCCGCATTCTTCTTGTCTCCTTTAGAGCGCCAAGCGCCCGCATTAACTACTAATTTAATTTGATCAAAACCTTTTTCTTTTGCTTTGGATAAAAAAGTATCTCCTATAACCTCAAGCTCAAAATCAACGATTTTTCTATAAAGGGCATGAAAGTTTACGGATGCGGAGGTCTTTTGTTGTGAACAGCACCCGTTTTGGGCGGTATGATAATTCTTTATTAAAGAGTCAGTGTATTCATTCCAATCGCCCCCTAATCCCATTTGTTCTAAAAAACTAACCAGCTCCCCGGGGCCACCTATAATATATTCATTCATCTCTTTTTATCTTTTTAAATATTACAACTGATAAAAGATAATTCAATGGAAACAACTCGAACCCGTAAAAAGAAACGACGATAAGGGATACCCAGAACGCAAAACAGTAAACGCATGTCAAGAGCTTAACGGGGAATCGCAAAAGCTTATGATCCTGAAATTCTGTCCATAAGAAAAGTAAAAAATCAGAAGCTAACCCTTCCTTATTAAGTTTTTTAAATTTAGAGATACGAAGTAAAGAAGATAGTCCTAACGACTCCCCATAAAAAAGAAGCCAGTTAGTATTAAACCACAAGAACAAAAGAAAAATTGTCCACGATGTACTAAAAACTAAAGAAAGGAAAACCACGACCGGTCGTTGATTTTATGAGGAATTCGTCTTATCCTCCGTTACCATTTTTGCAGGTAATATCCCATTAGCAATAAATTACACTTAAATACAAAAAAGGCCGCATAAAAATATGCGACCTTCGTTAATTATTCTATGATAATATCACCCCCGCGTGATGCGGGCCGCCTTATTATAACTCTTCCAACTTTGCTTCTAGGTATTCGCAATTCCCAGTTTACCTCTGGGATAGATTTGGTTTTTCTATCAGCTATGCTGCTTGGGATATAGTAAGGCTTGTGATATTGTATAACAATATTCTCACCCTTTCATTCGCCGGGATCGTTTCCGTCAATAACTTTGTCGCGGTTATTCTTAAACTCCTCGCGGATTTCCTTTATGCGTTTACCAACCTCTTCACGATGGGTTTTCATCTTCTCGTACCACTCTTTTCTCCCAGCGGACATTTTCTCTCTAAGAGCCTTCTTTTCGTCGTCTGTCGCATCTCCCCATGCTGCTCTATCAAAGCCCTTGTGGCCCTTCTTGGCGGCCGCAGCAAAGGCCTCCTTTAGCTCTTTGATCTTGGCGTCGTCTCTTACGAGCTTACCGAAACCGCTACCCTTCTTGTGATCACCTTTCTTACGGTCACGAACTTTGTGGCCGCGTTTCTTTGCGTCTTTACGATGCTTGTTGCGCTTTTCAAAAGCTGCCTTAAGGCGTCCTTTAACTTTTTCGTGATCCCATTTCTTTCCACCACGCTCAGGCTTTTCTTTCGTGGGCTTGTCTGGCTTAGGTACAGGTTGAGCTTGTACAGTTGTTAATGCTGATGCTACAATAGCAACCAGCCCGATTTTGAGTATGCGTTTAATAAACATATTAATATATACACTGCAAGAATCATGCCAAAAATAAACAGGTAAAAATATCTCTAATTAAACATATAATAAATAATT